CACCAGCAGGGAAGAAAAGATTTAGTGACTGACCTTGACATAGAAATCTTTGTCTATCTCCACCCTGTAGTATCAGTGTGTTTTGGTCAAGTTCTATAGCTGTTTTGAAAACTTGTTTGATGTCATCCTTTAAAAATTTAAGGTGTTGCACTGAACCACCATTAGTGATGATATCTTGCCAAACTTTATCTGTATTTTTACCAACCTTTTCTAATTCTTCAGCAAGGTATTTATTCTTTACCAAATGTGAACCAGCTCTGGTTCTATGCGTGTATGCATTTGCTTTCAGTGGTTCGATAGATGGTGATGTACCACAGATGATAGAACTGTTTGCGTTTGGAGCGATTGCAAGTAGATGTGCATTGCGTCTACCTGTACCTTTCATATCTGGTGCTTCACCTTTTATTGAACCCAATCTAAGACTTTCCTCAATCGCTTCTTTTTGAATGTGTTGGAATACAACTGCATTCCACACTGACGCAGCCTCAGACTCAAAAGGAATTCTTTTTCTGTGCAAGAATGAGTGCCATCCCATTGCACCAAGACCAAGTGACCTTTCCTGTTCAGCAGAAAATCTCGCACGACTAATTTCATCTGGTGCGTTGTCAATAAAAAATTGTAATACGTTGTCCAAGAAACGAACAAGGTCACGAATCATCGGTGTCTTCTTCCATTCTTCAAACATTTCAACATTGACTGAAGATAGGCAACATACAGCAGTCCTATCGTCTGAAGTAGGTAGGTGAATTTCGTTACATAAGTTTGAGCCATGAATTTTTAATCCTAAATCTCTCTGGGTTTGAGGCATCGCACGATTGGCGGTGTCAATAAAGTTTAGATATGGTTCACCTGTACGATACCTTACCTCTAGTATTTGTTCCCATAACTTTCTTGCGGGCATAGACTCACGAACAGAATTATCATTTGGGTCTAACAAATCCCAAGTTTCACCACGTTCTACTGCTCGCATAAAATCATCAGTAATATTAATTGCATGGTGCAAGTTAAGGTTTTTACGATTGACATCACCTGTAGGAACTCTCATGTTTAAGAATTCAATGATATCTGGATGAGATACATCCATGTACGCAGCGTAAGAACCTTTCCTTGTCTTACCCTGTCTGTATGCTGTCATGTCTGCATCGACTGTGTGCAGAAATGGCATTGGGCCTGGGGCTTTGTCGGATACTGCTCGTACATCTGACCAGTGACCACCAACACCACCACCCTTCACAGAAAGCCATCTTAGTTCTGCTGTGTGGTCAATAAGACCTTCCAACGAATCTGGAACGTAAGTGAGAAAACAAGAAATAGGTAATGCCTTAACTTTTTCATCAGGCAACGGTGCGTTTGATAAAACAGGTGATGCAAACATAAACCACCCTTTAGAAACGTAATCATAGATTCTTTGTGCAAGTTCCATGTCACCGTATGAGTATGCCTCTGCTGCCCTTGCATAAGCGTGTTGTGGAGAGGTTTCACCATCTTTACAATAATAATCCGAAACTAATTTCAATGCCTGTTCTGACATATTTTTATCTCTGTCTAAGTCGATGGTGACGCCTAGATACTTGGAGTTTTTCACCACTGGAAACTCCACAACTTCTGCTGTTTGCATTTGATTTCTCCTAAATTCTTTTCCATTTTTGAAGTTCGATTTTTGCTGATAATCCTTGGAAGGTGTTTTTACTTATAATATTCTTGATTTCCAGAGCGTCCAATCCAGACAATACCATATCATTAATGTCTTTCTGTCGCACATAGTCAGGCCATATCACCACCCTGTATTCTTCATCAACCGCCCTTTCTAGTTGTTTAATTATTTCCCTGTTCCTTGGTTCGTTGTCTGGAACAAGAATTGCTTTGTCTTTGTACTGAGGTACACGCAAATCACTTTGAGCAACCGCAATACTGTTTTGTATAAAAAGACTATCAATGGGGCCTTCCATGACAAAAATATCATTAGAAGTGTCCACCCTATCAAGTCCAAATATTTTTGGTACACTCTCATCAAGAATGATGGTAATGTACTTTGGTTTTTCTTTTCCAAACGCTCTCCCTTGATATGCAAATATATCACCATTGGAATCACGAAACGGAATCACCATCCTTGGGTGGTCACCATCCAAGGTGGGAAACTTATTTGGAACTAACTTGTTAGTCCAAGTATAAAACTGATTGACCAGATAGATATCGTTATCAACAGGTATTCTTCGGTCTTCAATGAACCGATAAGCAGGATGCTCTTTTCCAATTTCTCTAAAAGATTTGACATTACTAAAAATACCTTTCTGGTTGAAGACAGGTTTCGGTATATCGAATTTTGGGTTCTCGACATGGCCACCCCTTCCTGTTGCAGTGGTGCCTTCCTTGTACCGTTCTAATATATAGTCATTATGAATTTTAGAATCTATATGTTTTATCAAATTAGATAAATTAGTTCCCATCCCACAATTGTGACATTTGTAGAATAGGTCACTCTTTTTACGAAAGACAAACCCTCTTGCCTTTGATTGACTTTTCTTGGAATCACCACAGTACGGACATCGAAAGTTCCAAAGATAATCGCTCTTCTTTTTAAACCTTTGAAGTCTGTGGGATATTAGATTAAGATATTTGATATCAACATACATACTCATGGAACTGAGTATATAAAATTATAGGTTAATTGTCAAGACTTTTTGTAGGATGAACCCTATGACGATTGACCCACCTATAATGAGCCATCTCCATTTTTCAAGAACACCCACCCTACTGGATAGTTCCTCACGCATTTTACGAAAGTGTTCTTCTTCTATTTTACTGTGTGCGTTCATTTGTTCGACAAGTCTACGTTCCATTTCACCCATTGCTTTATTGGTGTCCTTTGCATTTGACGTAATACGAGAATGCAACTCCATGATGTTCTCTGTAAGTTTTTTTTCTTGTTCGTCCAATGCTTCTTCCTGTCGAATTAATTTCTCCTCATGAACTGCCATTATTGTATGTAGTGAACTAGAAACATCTGCAATCTTTTCAATAGCGGTATCAAGACGAACATGAATTTGTTTCATGTCATCTACCTCTCTTTTTAATAGTGCAATCTCTGTTTCCACTGACATTACTTATCCTTGTGGTGTGCCTTCTATAAACGCAAGGATATTACCACCTTCATCAATTTCTACTTCTAGTTTTTGACAACTAATTCTTACACCACTTGTGCTACTAGAATCAAGTGTCATATTTCTTTCCATTGTTCTTTTTGTTTTAAGACATTCAGTCAGACCATCTCTAACCGTGTACTCTATCAATTCACCGCCGCTCATATACAACAATAATACAAACTCTATTACTTTCATTAGTGTTTTCCATTTGTAACTGCATCATAGTGATTGTTCACTATTCTGTCTTTTAACTCATCAATTGCTTTTTCCAACTTATTAATTCTTGTTTCATAGAATTGTAGAGTTAACGCTTGTTGTTGGTCAAATGGCGCTTTACCTGTTTCTATATTTTCTGATAACTTTTCTAATTCACCAGCGATATGTTCTATTAACATAAACTGTTCAGCATCTGCTGGTAACGCTCCCATCTCACCTCTAGGCCACTTGATTCGGAACTCTGTATTTTTCTCCAAATCAGCCATCATTAGGGTTTGTTCAGTTTCGATGCTATTAAGTCTTTCGATAATACCAAAGTATGCCCAAGTTGCGATTGCAACTCCAGCAATAATTGACAAGATGTTTCTGAGTGGCATCGCCACCTGTGTGTCATCTGAAATTTTTGCAGCCATTCGCTTCTCCATTATTATTTAGTATTTGTCAAAACTTTGACAATGAAAATAATTTGACTGTTTTAACTGTCAGATGCAATTTGCATACCAGCTTTTCTGTGTTTGTTCCATGCCATGAAACCACCCACTCTTAATGCCCAGTATGCGAGATAGTTGAGAAAATGAAATCCATTCTGTTCGATGTTGATGTCTCTAAAGATTATGTCTGCTTGTTTTTGATTCATGTCTCCCCATGTACCCTTACCCTTTTTCTTGAGTGTAGCGTACTTGTATGCATAGTCATGAACAAGTCCACCCATCAGCAGTACTCCTGTGGGGGATAACCATGTGTGTAGGAACTTAGGAATAGATGCACCGTCAAACTGAAATCCTTTAGGAATTACATATGCAGTTCCATCAATCTTGTAATTAAAATCTTTTGAAACAATCCAGTGTCTTGTTCCTGTCAACCACATCCAAATTGCACCCCAAAAACCTTTACCAGCTGTTGGAATTGGAATTGGTTTCATGTGTGGCATTTCTTTATATTCAAAACCAATTCTTTTGTGTTTGTTGTCTACACCAAACAAATTAATGATAAGACCAATAACAATGAGAATACCAACTACGGTAAACTGCCACCATGTTATTGCTAGGTCGTAAATCATATCAATCATCTTTCTTTTCCTCTTCTAAATTTTCTGAAGGTTTTACAGCCTCCTCATAGTAGAGAATGATTTGTTTTTGCTGGTCAATATATCTTCTCAACTCAGCAAAGTTCTTTGACAAATTTTCATAGTCCTTTACAGAAATTGCAATATATGAATCTGCACCGTTCTTTGCTTCGAATTCTTTTTTAAATTCATCAAAATTTTCAGATGGTGAAACAACGTAAATTTTAATGTCATTCATTTGAACTTGTTTAGGATGAGGAACAGTTGGTATATGTCTCTCTACAAGTTTTGTTACGGTAACAATTTCTTTTTCTGGTTTCCAGAAACTAGCACACCCACTAAGGAGTAGTGTCGCTAGTAACAGACTCAAGGTCATCCCAAAGTTTATCTGTCGCATTTTGCATCCTCTTTTCAATCATGCCCGGCTTCTTATTTGCAAGATGGGTTAGATTGTGTTTATTTAAAGTGTTACGGAGTTCATCTCCGTATGCCTCTGCTTTTCGCAAATCTTGACCAAGTTGGTCAGTCAACTCGTTTAGTCTTTCTGCGTTCTTTTCCATCTGTTTGATGGTTGCTTGATTCTCCTCATTCGCAACTTCTAGTTTTGCATTGTTCTCTCGTAGTTGTGCAATAGTTGCTTGTGTTGTATCGTAATAATACTTGGCGGCATAAGCAACACCGCCAAGTAACGCAATCACGAATATCATTGCATATAGTCTAATCATTATTCAGATTTCCAAATAGTCCACACACCCCATGCAATTGCAAGTCCAGCTGCAATCTTAGCGAG